AATGGGGAAAGACTTGTTATAATTTGCAGACTGTCGAACCTTGACTACGATAATGAGCAAGAATGTAAAGCAAGCGCACAAAAGATTGCAGACTTGATGAATTTAAAGGATAAATAAGATGAAAAACCTAGAGATAAAAGCAAGAGAAAACGAGCCAAGAAAAGATTATCTAATTAGAGTAGCAGTAGCCTACTTAAAAGAAGTTGACCATACTGGGGCTTTTGCTACACACTACCCTGATACTATAATATATGACGAGGCGGATTGTGATGGGGAATGTTTAGCAGAGGATTTGGAAAATGAGTTTTCACATATTGAGTTTGACGATTTAACCGAGTGTGAAATAGAAAACGACTAACTCAGAAAGAGGTTACGAATTGTTAGAAATGGGTATAAAAGACAAGTAAGATGAAATACATTGAAATAAAGGAATATGATAGTGAAAACGTAGTTAAACGACTAGATGTAAGTGGAAAAACAGACAGAAGCGTTGAAAGAATAGAGAGCGGAATGAATAGAAACTTAAATCACGAACAGTTTTATACTAACACCCGCGAGAGTGAAGTTAAACTAGAAGTTATTTAACTATGCCCAACTTCACTAACGACCAACTATTCCTAAAGTCAGCAGGTGTTATTCTTGATAAGATAGAAAACCAAAATATCAAGGGATTAAAAGAGTTAAGAAGCCAGTTAGATTTAGTTATTATGAACTCTCATAACAATAGTAAAATTGCAAAATAATTGCAAATAGAAAATTGTAAATAATCTATTTTACTAATAATTAGATAATTAGAATTATTAGGGTAAGCAATAAGCAAGCATTTAGCAAAAAGAATTTTGAACAGGGTTAAAAGGCTTTAAATGCCTAGTATTATCAAGGGTTAGTAGTTTTATAATTACTTGCTTCATTTACCTATTTTCAACGATTAACAACATTTTAATACATTATTTGCAAGATTTATTGCAAATTTGTTGCAAATGCTTAAAGCTTCTTTATACCTCGATAAACGTTACCGAACCCGAAAGGGATACCCTCTAAAGGTTAGATTTTATAAAGATAACCAGTATCATTATACCGAAGGGCTAATTTACATTAAGGATTGGAAAGATGGAAAGCCAATTCAACATTCGGACTATCAATTTTACAACTCAAAGCTTAGTAGTCTAATTGACGAAGAAAAATTCTGTTTTGATAATAACCTGAGTACTGAGGAATGCAAACGTATTTTTAAGAATGGACTTGATAATACTGAAGCTAAAGAAATAGAAATAGCAAAGCTTAGACTTAGGATAAAACAGTTAGAAAATGGTAACGACCGACCTTTTAAAGATGTTTTCCTAGAGTTTTTAAATTCAAGAAAGGAAAATGAAGATTTAGACAGCGTAAGGAACGCTTACAACCAGTTTAAAAAATACGCTCCTAAATGCACGATTAACCAGATAAACGAAAACTTTGCTCACGCATTCGTTAGGTGGCTGCAAAATAACGGAGTTAAGAACGGGGCAATTTCTTATTTAGCATCACTAGGCTCAATTTACCGATTTGAGAAGGGCAAGCGTGTTGAAAACCCTTTTTACTTAGTTAGACCTAAAAAGCTAGAGCAAAAGAAAAAAAGACCTCTTTCAAAAGATGATATAATTTTACTAGAAGGTTATACATCAAACTATAAAAATAGACTAAACAGGGTTAAGGTGTTTTTGCTTCAGTTCTATTTCGGTGGTATGGACTTAATAGACCTGGCAAATCTTACCTATTCTGAAAATGTCCATAAAGGCAGGATAACCACTAAAAGATGGAAGAACAGAAATAAGGAGCTAGGCGGCGCGTCCATAGATATTAAGATTTTCCCAAAAGCTCAAGCTTTGTTAGACTATTTCAAAAGGGATTACTCAGATAGGCTAGTGCCATTTATTCCCACACCAATAAAAGATGGTAAGCGAACCTCAGAATATGATACTTTCTTGGGTCATAATAACAGCCCTTTGCGATTTGTAGCTAAAGAATTAGGAATTAGTCAAGGGATAAGCTCTAAAGTATCACGAAACACTTTTAAAACTATTGGTAGGCGTGATTTAAAGCTTGACAATGAAATATTAATGCAGATACAAGGGCATACTCTAAAAGGAATGGATAAGAGGTATCAAGACCTTTTTGACTATGATAGTCAAGATGAAGTGCATTTTAAGGTTATTGATACAACTACCAATCGTCACTAAAAGATTTTATAGGGATATTATAAAAAGACTCTTTAAGGTCAGTCAATAGTTTACTACCTGTGTTTTTATAGCTTTCGTGGGTATCATCATTAAATAATACAGTTCCGTAATCTGCTGTTAATTTTACATCGTAAACCGAAAACCTATACTTACCTTCTTTCACTTCAAACTTAGCAGTATAATGCCACCAACCTGCCTCTACTGAAGAACCAAACAAGCCTTTTATAAAATTTTGCGAAGTGCCTTTTATTACAATCACGCCAATTTCAGAGTCTGACATTTGAATTGCTTCTTTACTATTCACGTAGCTCTCAGATAAAAATACTTTTATTGAAGAAAAGACATCGGATTTTGAAAAAGAGCTATCAACATTAACGATAGTTGGTTTGATATCATACTGAGCAAAAGCACAAAGGCTAAATGCAATACAGCTAAGAGTTATTAATTTTTTCATAAGTAATAAATTAAAATTTGGATTATCTTAAACCTTCCGACAAACTATGCGCGTCAGGAATTAATTGTTCCGCCATATTAGCCTTTTCTAGTCGAACAGTTTCGTTAGGCTCAATAGCTATTTCGTGAATTAAAGTAACTAAAATATTTCTTAGTTTTTTCGGGTCATCCCTATATAAGACCTCATTTTCCCTTTTGTGATGGAGCGCAAGGGATATTTCCCAAAGCTCATTTTTTATGGTGTTAAGGGAGTCTTCACTTTTCATACTGCACTTTTTTAATAGTTCCTTTAACATCTTTGAGAGCCTCCCAAGTCTCATTTAATGCTAAATCTGTTACCGTTCTAACTTTTTCGTCACTTTTATAATTTTCTTTATCGCGATTAAAATCTGTTATTGCCTGTATATAAGTTTCTAACTTGATTAAACTTTTAGTATCTAAGTTATCAAGCTGAGATTTTAACCTTTCTAATTCTGCTTCTGGGCTATTTCTACTTAAGTACGCTATTGATAATCCTATTAATATAAGCGCAGCAGGTAATACTATATCTAATGAATAGAAATTAAACCAAGTGAAGCTTTCAGAGCTGCTTATAGTATCTTCAGTCAAGATACTTCCAAAGATTAACAAAGAGGTAAAGAAAGTTATTTTTGGGACTTGGTGTTTATGCCATTTACTAGTTACCACACCTATAAAACCCGCAAACATTGGAATGAATGAACAAACCAAGAACCATATAAACGTAAACCAGTCAGGAAAACTACCCTCACCCAACACATATCCATTATACTCCTTAGACTCTGGGAATATCTCATTTAAAGAATACAGGTAAGGTATAGCTAAAGCAGATACTACATATAATATCTGCCTCCAACTCTTACCTATAATCTTTAAATATTTCAATACTATTGCTTTTTGATTTTCATATTAGATTTTTTAACACCCCCTGTATTATTTAAGGTTGTTTTATCATCCCAGTCCGTAATACTATCGCCATCAGCAAAAACAATATCTGCGTTTTGATCATCTTCTTCGCTTGCGTTTTCAAAAGAAACAACTGCTTTATCTTCTACTTCGTTTACGTGAACTGTTAAGTCTCCTACTGTTAAACTTACTCCCATTTTTTTGTTTTTATAAGGTTTTTATTACAATGTAAAACTATATGAATTTTCTTACAGTAACAAATTTTCTACTCAATAAAATAGTTCACTCACTAAAAATTAAGTAGTTGTAGCACTCTATTTTGTTAATCTGCTTCTTAAGTGTTCTATGGTCTCTATAAACATATCCAACTTTTCGTGGATTAGGGCGTTATCCACTTTTTGACTATCCGTTAATAAACTTCCTTCAGGAGAACCCTTTCCCGTTAGCATCCACTTTTCACTAATATTATATACAGAACAGATTTTTGCGATAACATCAGCTTTAGGAATCGAAGGTGAATCTTCGTTAACGTAGGCTGTTATTATTGTTCGAGACATCCCAATACTATCGGCAAGCTTCTGTTTATTATTTCCTGTCTTCTCTTTTAGAACCCATTTGATTCTATCTGAGAACGTTTTACTTTCAGTCAAACCGTAAAGATTTTTACAAAAATTATATATTAAAATTGACGTAGCGTCAATAAATTCACTATATTTGTACAACAAAACAATACAAACTTAAATAAAAGCAATGACTACTTCACCTAAAAAATTCAGCACTTCACTAGAAATAAAGGACATCTTACCAAAATGCAACGAGTTGAATAGCCTAGTAACTGCTATTAACGCTCACACATTTGAAGCGGATGTAGATACTGATTGCTTAACGTGGTCGGGTTCTTTTGAAGAGATAGAATTATTAGGTTTTGAATTAGCATTTGATGCTAATGGAGAAGTTGAAACAGATTATTTCGAGGGTGGTACAGATGAATATGGTAATACCGAAACAGTAGTTGATACAATGATTAACTGCACTACGGTGTGCTGTCTTGAAATTTATAAAGATGGAGTGGAAACCACAATACCAACACCTTACTATAAAGTATTAGAGAGTGCAATACAAAATGCAAAATGGATAATAGCGTAATGGATAAAGAAAAACTAAACGACACTAAAAGCCCTGACTTTATAGACAGGGTTAAAAGTGTCAAAGACGAAATGAAAGCAAACGGTATATATAACTGGAAGCAGTTTTTTAAAAGAATTTATCCTGAATACTCAGGTAAAATGACAAGGGTGGGTAATGTTTGGGCTTATCGCACTAAAGACTTTGAAATACTTGAAAAGCTTGAAAGAATGGTCGAAAAGTTAAAAGCAGAGTAATGGACACGAGCGATTTAGTAGACCTAGTTAATACCAACCCTAAAGCAATAGTACCAATAGCTATAAAAGACTTATTGGAATACGTGGATAGTAATAGAAAGACAGATACAGAACTATCACGTAAGGGGCTTATTAAAGCGCAAGAAGTGGCAAAGCTTTTTGACTACGACAACCCAACTACACTAGCCTACTGGATTAAGAATGATAAGAACTGTTTAATCCGCAAATCAAAGATTAGAGGCAAGTATATAAAAGCTAGTGTAGTTGCAGAATTAGAAAGACAAGGGAAATAGAAAAGCCCCACAAGGGGGGCTAAACTTAAATAAAGCAAAACAAAGATATGAGTAATCCTTCGGAAATACAAAAAATAACCAAAGAGTTAGAGATAACACAAAAGGTTGATGCTTTTAATCAACTTTTAAACCTTGAACCGAAAAAGTCTTGGATTGAAAAACACCCTTTTGTACCAAATGTACATTACCTATCCATTGGAACAGTAGAGAGGCTTTTAAGGACTATCTACCCGCAAAGCAGGGTTGAAATAAAAGAGGTTAAACAATTGTTTAACTCAGTATGCACAACTGTGCGAGTGCATTATTTAGACCCTGTTACGAATGAGTGGAACTATCAAGATGGAGTGGGCGCACAATCCGTTCAGCTAGACAAGGGTAAGAATGCCTCGGACTTATCCGCTATAAAAAGTGATGCTATAATAAAAGCTGCTCCCGCTTCTGCGAGTTATGCTATTAAAAACGCGTGTCAAAAGTTAGGCTCTTTATTCGGTGCTAACCTAAATAGAGAAGATGTACCCGAAATGGGGTCGTTATTTAACCCCGAAACTCTAGCAGAATGAAAGACGGCATACACGAAAATATAAGTATAGGAGAGTACCACGCAAACAATTTTATAGTATCAAGCACGGGTATAAAAAAGGCTAAAAATTCAAGCCGTGATTTTGCGCACTACTTACTTCAGCCGCAAGACAATAAATCTTGCTTTGACTTTGGTAACGCTTTTGAGTTGGCTTTAATGGATAAAGTGAACGGTTCAAACTTATTTCAACAAGAAGTAGCTATCACTAATCATAAAGAATGGTGCGAAATAGTACTAAATGAAAATCCAAAGATTAAGCAACCTACATCAACTAATCATTATAAGGAGCTTCTAAAAGAGTTTCAACAAGAAAACTCTGGCAAGTACATCATAGATGAAAGAAGCGAAACAGAGAATAGCGAAGTGCTAAATAATATGGTTCTGAGTGTTCTTAATGATGAAGTGATAAGAAAGGTTTTAAAAAATTCAGGATATCAAAAATCTTTAGTGTGGACTGATGCCCGTACAGGGTTAAGAATAAAAACCCGCCCAGATGTAGAGAAAGAAAATTCAAAGGGTAAAGTTATCGTAGTGGATATAAAAACAACACAAGATGCTTCTCCTAGTGCATTCGCCAGGCAAGCGGCAAACTTAGATTATCCGCTTCAAGCCATTACCCAAATTGAAGGTGTATTAAAAACAGGATTACACAAAAAGGTAGATGATTACTTCTGGTTAGCAGTTGAGAAGAAAGCACCATATCACTACGGGCTTTACAGATTTAGTCAGAGCGATTGGGATTTTTTAAGAACTAGTTACGAGTTCTATTTAACCCGTTGCGCTCAAGTATTAAACACAATCGGAAAGAAAAGGGACGAAATGAACTACACCGATTTTAAAAGTTACGGAGAAGTAACCCAGTATGGAGTGATTGACCTTGAATTACCTCTTTACTACAAAAACGATTTTAACTAATGGAAACAGATGTATTTGGATTAGTAGCAATGACAATTGCCGTTACCGTAATAATGATAGCGTTTTGGGTGGGATTGTGGTTAATATGGTTCTACTGGGGGCTTAAGAAAGAGGATAACAAGATAGACCGTAGCAAATGGAACTAGAGGACACTAATAAAGAGATTGAAAGGATTAAAAAGGAAATAGCTAATCACGAAAAGCAAAAGCAAATGCTTTTTGATGCTAGCTCAGGAAAACAAACTCCTTTAACAGTTGGATTGTACGCAAGACTTCAAAAAATATACGGAATAACAACAGAAACTTTAATACAGGGAAAATGAGAAAAATAGTTGATACCAGTTTGGAAGCATACCACGATAAAGAAAGGCAAGAGAACGCATTAAAGATACGTGATAAGATGCTTGAAATATATAAATCTAGTCCTTATAAAGACTTTAGTAGTTGGGATATACACAAGCTAACAGGTATAGACTATGAGAATTGTAAGAAGCGAAACAGCGAATTGCAAAAAGATGGAATGATACAAGTATTTGGACACACAAAAGCAAATGGTAGAAGAGTTCAAACCTATAAGTTTTACACAGGTCAAAAGGTATTGTTCGAGCCTAAAAAAAGAACTAAAGCCCAACAAGTAGCAGATACAATTTTCAACGAAATATACAAGCGATTTGGGGAAAGTGTAGTAATAGAAATTAAAGACGCTGTTTCATTATGAATGATTTAAGATTTACACAATTAGAGTTTTACTATTTGCTAAATGAGCAAGTTGAAAAAGAAACTATCAAAGAAATTTTTGAGCTTATCCTAAAGGATAAAATGAAAAGAAATTCTACTATTTCAGTTCAGGAATTTGAAGCTAAAAAATCCAAGTACGTTGTAACCACTCCATTAGTTGAGTTAATAAAGAGACGTGTTAACGTAAGGCACTCTCAAGTCCAATTTGGTAAAATACTCAATGACAAATCCAACATAAGAAAAATTGAGTTTAAGGGTAAGTACAGCTTTTACAAGAAGATTTTAAGAAGTGATGATTTAGAATTTATATATGAGAACTGGGCAAATAAGCATAGGGCTATACACGCTTCAAAAAATATGAGTGATCAACTAGAGGCTTACTTGGAAAGAGTTGGAAAACTTCAAACAGCTATTGTAGAATGACAGACAAAAAGCTCAAAGCACCTGCTTTTCAATTCTACGTTCAAGATTTTTTAACAGGCGTACACTTCCTAAATATGGAAGAAAGAGGAATGTATATAACCTTATTATGCTACCAATGGGACAAAGGAGAAATACCCAAAAAAAGGCTTGGGTTTTTAGCGGGTAAAGAGTGGGAAAATTTATCAGATGACTTAAGGGAAAAGTTTACGGATTGTGGCGACCATATTATAAATGAGAGGTTAGAGATTGAAAGAAATAAGAAATTAAATTTTATAGAAAAACAATCTCAAAATGGTGCTAAAGGTGGTAGACCTAAAAAAGCCAAACAAAAGCCACCCATAAAAAAAGAAGAAACCCAAAAAAACCCTTTAGAAGATAGAAGTATGAAGAATGAAGTAGAAGATAAAGAGATAAAGGAAAGTGTGAAAACCATTAAGGCGGAGACTATTGTAGCGGATAGTCCAGAGGATAGACACCCAGAGTTCTTTTTAGAGAAAAAATTTAAGGATGTGTGGGTGCAATGGCAGAACTACAAGCGAGAGCAATTTAAGTTCACTTACAAACCCATCTCTTTAGCGAGAGCTAAAATTCAACTCTACAATGAGAGTGAGGGGAATTTAGAAACGGCGGTTGGAATGTTATCTCAAGCAATAGCTAATGGTTGGAAGGGTTGGTATAAGCCAAAAAAAGAGGCGGTAAGCACAAATACAGGACGTAAAGACTTTGCATAATGGAAAACCCTATACAAAAACTTAGTGAACGTTGGGCAATGGGAGACCCTTTTAAAAAGCCTGTTAAAATTCATCCTGTAAGTGAAGAATATAAAAACAAGGTATTGCAAGATGCTGAACCCATAAAAGCTGACTGGAATAAAGGTTTAGAGGTTTTTAAAAAATTAGCCCTTGCTCAAAAAGAAGATTATGTAATTGACCAGGAGAATAAAGAGGCAATCATTTCATCTTTAAAACACTTTGCGAGCGATAGTGAACAAGGTTTGATTTTGATGGGAAACTTTGGAAGTGGGAAAACTACACTACTAGACCTATGCAGTCAATGGGTTAAAAGGTTTAATAACTTAAAGCGTAAAGGTTTTAGGATGGTTTCAAGCCACGATGTAGTTAGCGACTATGAGGGTAAAGGAAATGAAGGGATTGAAAAATACTTCGTTGGTCATTGGGCTTTTGATGATTTAGGAACTGAAGAAGTAGCAAAGTATTACGGTAAAACTGAGGACGTAATGAAGAGGGTTTTAGAGAAGCGATATATACTTCTTTCAAGCAATGGTTTAATGACACATCTAACGACTAATCATAGTTTAAAAGAACTCTCAGAGCGTTATGGTGCAAGAATGGAAAGCAGATTTAATGAAATGTTTACCAAGATAATACTGGGGGCAAAAGCAAATAGTAGAGATTTTAGGAAGATAACAAGTAACAAGTAAAAATAGAGATAATGAGAGTAATCAAATTTGAAAATGAAAAGCAAATAATAACAATCCCGCTGCTAAAGATAGCTGAGAATAGGGCCATGTTATATATGGAATTAGAAGGTTTCTCTAAAGAGTCAAAAGAGTATAAAGAAGAGATAGATTTTGTAATGGATGATGATTTTGAAGGGATTGATTGGTTAAATAACAATATGGATAAAGAAGAGTGGCAGCTTTTCGCAAAGATAGTTGATAAGGAAACTAAACCTATTACAAATGATACCCTTGAAAATTCTGAGGTAAATATTGTTGAAGTAGATAACTAACAAAAGCAGGGGTGGCGGAACTGGTTCGCACCACTTGTATTGTAAACCGCAAAATCGGGATGAAGATATAGTAAAAGAGTGTCGTAGTTAATCTCTACGAATAAGTATCAAAGGATGAGGGTTCGAGTCCCTCCCCCTGCACTAAAGAATAGATGATGAAAGTATTACACCTAACCTTAAAAAAGAGGTGGTTTGATATGATTGCTTCGGGAACTAAGAAGGAAGAATATCGTGAGATTAAAGAATATTGGATAAGTCGGTTAGAAGGTAAGTCATTTACTCACGTGATTTTTAGAAATGGCTACGCTAAGAATGCGCCTGAAATGATGATGGAGTTACGATGGTTAAAGAAAGGTTCAGGAAGGGAAGAATGGGGAGCAAATAGCGGTGTGATATACTATGTACTGGGATTAGGGAAAATGATTTATTTAAACAGACTATGAAAGATAGATACCTTTTTAATAGCACTATACACGATTAAACAATGCGGGAATTAAAAACTAATAAAGTTTATTACGGAGACTGTTTGGAACTAATGCCAAAATATATCCCTAATAATAGTATTGACTTAATTTTAGCAGACCTGCCATTTGGCACCACAAAATGTAAGTGGGATTCTATTATACCTTTTAAACCCTTGTGGGCGGAATATAAAAGGATAATTAAGCCGAATGGGGCTATTATTTTAAACGCTCAATCTCCATTTGATAAAACTTTAGGAGCGAGTAATCTACCTATGCTTAGGTACGAATGGGTTTGGGAAAAGACAGCAGCAACAGGGCATTTAAACGCTAAAAAAATGCCTATGAAAGCCCACGAGGTACTATTAGTCTTTTACAAGAAGCTACCTATCTACAATCCTCAAAAAACTAAAGACCACGTTAGGAAAGTCAGTACAGTATCACATAAAAGAATGCAAAAGGACAGTGAAGTTTATAATCCAAATACTGGAGTAGTTGGATATGATAGTACTGAAAGATACCCTAGAAGTGTTCTTAAATTCAAAAGTGATAAACAGCTATTGAATTTACACCCAACCCAAAAACCGATAAAGCTTAGTGAGTATATGATTAAAACTTACACAAACAAAGGAGATGTGGTTTTAGATAATTGTAGCGGCTCAGGAACCAATGGAAAAGCAGCTAAGAACTTAGAGAGGAAATATATAATGATGGAAAAGACTCCGAAGTACTTCTTTATAAGTTTGAAAAGAGTCGCTTAAACAATCTGTTGAAAATGAAAATCGCCATATTGGAAATAGTCAGACTCTTTAAAAAGCGGGTCAAGAGTATTGCGGTGGGGTATTTTAAGCCCCCTGCTTTCGCAGTCTCTAATGAAGTCGGACATACCTGTACTCCTAGCTACTACTTTATTATTCTGAATGGCTACATAAATGGTCTTAACGTCTTTTCTCATTCTTCAAATGTAAACATATTTAAACAAATTCACAAATATACTTGTATATGTGAAAATAGTTTATTATTTTTACAAAGTAAAACAGAATAACAATGACTAAAAGACTAGCAATACTTAAAAACTCCTTAGCTAAAAAGCAAAAGCAGTTTAATGACAAGATACAAGACCATTTTGATACGGTAAAGCAATCTAATGGGCAGCCATTAAATGATAAAAGGAATGGACAAGCCACCTTAAATAAACGGGATAGACAGAACGAGAGTTTGAGAAACTTAAAAGAAAGCATTGCTAAAACTGAACGTGCTATTGAGAGAGAAGAGGGTAAGATTATGGACGTTGAAGCAGCTAAAGAGGTTACTCCAAAAGAGATATTAGAATTAGTTAATAAAGGTGTGTTAACACAATGGAGAAAACACCCTAACACCTTTTTTGTAGATGGAGTTGAGAAAGCTCGGATAGTCTGGAATGAAAAGAAAAAGCAAGTCGCTCACCGATATGTTATATCTGTTCCAAGCCAGGAGCAATATTCAAAATTCGCTAAGGTGTTTAACTCTTTAAATCAAGCACTAAATAATTAAAACTAGATAGGATGGAAATAGTAAAAGAAAAAATGGCAATGGGTAATATACACGAGTACCCACAATTAAAAAGATTACCAAATGGAACTCGTTTTGTAAAACAAGACAGAGGGAGTAATAGGGAGATTGACAAGTACGCTTCTTTCTTAGCCTCGGGTAAAATTATACTTATAAGCTCAGGAAATTCAATAAAAGAGGCTAGAAAGCTAACGCTCCAAGAATTAAATAGTCAGTTAAGAGATGTCGCTTTGATTTATGGAAGTGTTGCTACTAAAGAAATGTTTGCCGAAGTTTTAAAGTAAAGACTAATAGAATGGCAACCACAATATTAACTGAGTTTGATAAACTTAGAAAGCACATAAAAACAGATGACGGCAAAGTGGCCGCTAAGGAGTTTAGGAAAAGATTGAAAAGGAGCGAAAAATATGCGGATAAACTTGATGACTATTTCGTAATAACGTTAGATGGTGGTTATCCCGAAGAAACTGCAAAATCATTAAAATTAATAGAATGAGCGAAGAGAAGAGTGATTTTGAAAAGGCTATTGATGAGAATATAGCTAAGAACAAAGAGGGGTTTAACCACACGGATTTACCAAAAATATATAAAGGTATTACATCTTATGGAGTGGCGGGAATTTACGATGCTAGGTATGTTTTTAAAGACACGGATTTGCACGATGACTATTTGGAGTTATTTATTTGGAATGAAGAGAAAGAGTGGTCATTCCTTTTAGATAATTACCCTTTTCCAAGAAAAAGATTTACCCACCAACTTCCAGTAAGAAGCATCGAGGACTTTGAGAGCGATTTAGAGCGTATGGGAATACCTATTCCTGAAAAGATAACCCTTAACAGATAAAGACAATGCCGATAGACTATTCAAAATATCCGCCTAATTGGAAAACTGAGATTAGACCTAGAATAATGAAAAGGGCTAAGAACTGTTGCGAAAAATGCGGATTAGAACACCGTTCATTTGTCCACGCTATTAAGCTGTGGGTACGTGATGGGTCAAGATATAAGTATAGGACTTTATGGTTTAGGAATGTACAAGATGCGGTAAGAGAGGATATGCACACCACCGCCAAGCCAGTAAAGGTGGTTCTTACCATTGCTCATTTAGACCACGATGAGGAGAACCATAATGTGAAAGATGAAAGGCTAAGGGCTTGGTGTCAATTATGTCATCTAAGATATGATGCGAAAGAAAAGTATCGCAGAGCTAATTTAAAATCTAACAGATAAAGAGATGAAAGAAACACAACTAGCCCAAGCGTTAGGGCTTTACTCTACAATAAGAGAGCCAATACTAAAAATAAAAGAAGACTTATTTGAATTAAGAGGCTCTACTTGTTACCCTCATTCAGATATTGGAATAATTACATATTGCGAAGAAGATGACCCAAACGAGGGCGGGAGCTTACAAGTTACCGATGACTGGAAACTACGCCTTAGACCGTTATCTGATATGACGGTGGAAGAGGCTAACCAGTTGGGGATAGAAGGTAAAATCACAAGTATAGATAGTACGGGTTTGCTTAGTGTTTTTTATGGTGGTTTTGAAGGATACGAAGATGAGATAGGCACACTTTACCCAATCGGTATTTTTGAATGGCACATAATAGCTATTAATCTTAACCTTACCCTACCCTTAACCCGTATGGGTTTTGACCTAGGTTTATTACCACCTGAAAGGGTGGAGTTAATTAGTAATAAATAAAATATGAACGAGAAAGAAACAAGGAACCAGATAAAAGAGCTTCAGCAGGCAATAACAGGTATAAAGAATGAGATTGCAACTATCAAAAAAGACTTTATAGACAAAGCTCCATTTAAGAAAGGAGATGCGGTTTTAGTCTCCTTCTCTCCCTTGGGAAGTAAAAACAAACCTAAAGAGGAAAAAGCATTTATAAGTCTCGTCCGAATGAGCTATGGAGACGGATATGATTACTCTTTTTTAAAGGCTAAAAAAGACGGAACGCCATCAAAACACACTTTTTACCCTTATGGGTCATTCACTTTAAAACCATTTACCAACTAAGTAACCACCCCTACTGATTAATGACCAATACAATATTCACAAAATCAAATGAATAGCCTAATCCTTAAAGAAAATGTTATATTGCACTTCAGTCTAGGGAGGAAACTCTTAGATTGTTATTTTTGTTTGAAGGAGGGGTGGGGACATCTCTCCTTTTTTTATGGTTTAAATATCAAGCCATAACTGCTACTATTCCATACAAGCTATTATTAGAGTGCCAATCTAACGGTAATCTAAAAGAGTTAGCCTATTTCATAGGGTTTAAATACTCTTATGTTAATTCTACCCTATACGATACTACCAACCAAAAGCTAACAGATAGCCCAATTTGCGGAAAGACCAAAGCCCGCCAATTATTCAAATTCTTTATTACTGAAGGATGGGCAGAACGTAACCACATCCTAAAAGGAGATATTCATTTTAAGCCCTTTACAAAGAGCCGAAATACTTTTACACTAACTTATACCAACCCTAAAGATATATACAGGCTACTATGCCTAGAACTTCTTGCTATCAAGCAAAGACAGTTTAACTACAAATCGAGAATTGCGAAAAATCTCAACAATCCGACAAGCAAACTAGATTATTCCAAAGCAAGGAAGCAATCTAAAAAGTACCAGTTTCGAGATGGTTTTGTAAACAACGGTTTGAACTTATCCTACCTTTCTTTAGCACGTTTATTTAACACATCTATTACCAACGCCCAAAGAATAGTAGAAAGCCTCGCAAAAGATGCCTTTTTAACTAAATCAAGGCAAAATAAGACTACTTCTATACCTAATTCTCTTATTAATGAGGTTAAAGGGGTATTCTTTAAAGGTAAGGATGGTTTCTTAATTCAGAGGTTAAGTAATAATTATACTCTCACTTGTTGTTAAATTAATACCATAACAGGGACTAGGGATATTTTGCCCCTATAATGAAACAAATATATTTTATTCGTTATATTTGTAACCTATTAATAAAATTATGGAAGCACAATTCAATCAATTTTTAATTCGTATATTTGAAGTGCGAACTTACAAGCGGTAATAACACCACTTGATTTTATTGTAATTAAGATAAGTCCCTCCAATTAGGTACAATTAATCCAGTATTACTGGCTTGTTTGTTCGCAACCTAAAAATTGGGGGGACGCTTTTTATTAATTTAAAATTTGTCATAATGCGAACAGACAAGAAAAAAGGGATAGACACCCCTGAAGTGTCGGAAACATCATTTCTTGATGTTATGGTAGCTATTGAATGTGGATTACCAAATCAATTCAACTCATTCTTTAATAATCCTAATGACCCGAATGTCGGGGTGCTTATATGAAGTGTATAGGCATCACAAGGTTTGCTCAACAGTTAGTTTTGAGTTCCTTACAGACAAAGGTTTTCTTTTTAGAATTTGAAGAGAAGCATCCTAATTATCAATTTACTAATGAACCCAATAAAGACGGGTTTTTAGACGAAGCCATTACTCTGACACTTGGCAATGTCAATGAAGAAACACTTGAAAAGTGCTTATCAATATTTGATGATATGGTTCTTCAGGTAGTTAAGTACGGTGAGATTTCAACAATCGCAGCCAATTTTATAATTAGAGAATGGACTAAAATTAAAGAATGATGGGTACTGAAATATTTAAAATAGAAGAACAAGATGGAAACAAGGTAGTTTCTGCTCGTGAACTACATAAGTTTTTAGAGGTTAAGGATGTCTTTGCAGCTTGGATAAAGAGAATGCTAGACTACGGGTTTATTGAAGGTCAAGACTTTTTTGGATTTTCCCAAAAAACAAGCGGTCGTCCTCGAAAAGAGTATGCCTTGAATTTAGAATGCGCTAAAGAAATATCAATGCTTCAGCGTAGCGATAAAGGAAAGCAAGCCAGGCAATACTTTATTGAGGTTGAAAAGAGGTTTAAGGAGCAAGTAAAGCCCGTTACTTTAGAGGAGCAGCTTCTAATGTCAGCAACCGCTTTAGTTGAGCAGCGCAAGCGTATTGATAGTGTTGAACATCAAGTAAAGCTTATTGAGGCAAAAACCACAACAAGACCTGACTATTTCACAGTTGCGGGATATGGTAATCTAAATGATATACCAGTTAATCTAAGAATGGCTGCTAAGGTTGGGCAAATGGCATCTAATGCTTGTAAAAAGCAGGGTTTACCGATAGATAAAGTCCCCGACCCACGATTTGGAAAGGTTAATGCCTATCCTACCTTTATACTGGAGCAATGCTTTGAAAGGATAACGGTTCACTAAGATTAGCCCCTTCGGGGGCTTTTTTAATTTAAAAACTTCTTAAATATAAAAACTCGCTCTCCAGTAAATGTAATATCTAAAGGGAAAAGGGTGTCATTAGGCACTAAAGAGATTGTATCTAAATTCTGAAATTGAACCCTCTTACCCATACCCATATACCAATACTCTTCAGTCTCGTGTATCTCAAAAAATGAAACAGTTGTATCTGTATAAACAGGGTATTGATTAGTTATTGATAATGAAGTATCCGTTCTAACATACGACCCCACACATAGAGGTTCAAGATTTATAGTGAGCTGTGCTATTGTTTCGTCATTAATAGAGAAGTTGTAGGTATTAGAATTAGACTGAGTAAGGGTACTATCCCACTCCCCGAAGCTTTTATAAATAGCCATAGCATCAATTGATTGTGAAGGGTCTTCAAGCTTCTCTTCTTTAGAACAAGCAAAAGCTAATATTAGAAAGGGTAGTATTCTTTTCATTGTGAGACTTTAAAGCAAAAATAACATATTTGAACTAAGATGTTTTCAAAGGAAATTGTTATATTTGTCATAACAAAAAAGTGGAGCTGGTGGGAGTTGAACCCACTGTTCTTAGGTGTCGAGCCAAAAATCATCAAACCTGACAGCCCCTCCTTTTGTTAATTATTTATTGAATTTTCAGAAAGCTTCTTTGTTTGGAGACGGGGAAGCTTTTTTGGTTTCAACCCTTTTATTATATTTGTGTCGCTAAACAAGAAGCTTACTTCTTAAAGCAATAATTACAACTGAAGAGGGTTGTGCTTTAGGTCGCTTGTAAAGCCTAAGAGCGTTGCCGCGCTCTAAAAAATGGATTGAACGGTAAAAATCCAGTGCCAGTTTATTAAAGCCTTAGAGAAATCTAGGGCTTTTTTTTTATCCCTAAAAACGCAACAATTATAATATTTAGCATTATATTTGTTTCAATATGACCTACACTACTAATTACAGAACCAAACCTTTAGCAAGCCAATGTGAGTCGTTGGTAATAGGCACTATAACAGATGTAAGCACCCCTGTTGATGTGTGGTTCTATGACATTGCAGGCGATAGAAGGTTTAGAATGACCGCCAATTCAGATGAGGATGGCTTAGTTCAGATTGATGCAGAAGAGGAAAGCCTAAGCTTTGCGGGTGGTAGAACCTACGTGGTTAGCATATCCCAAAGAAATAGACCTCAGAACATCAAAGCCTTTGCTATTGTAGATGGTTTAGAAACAAATATAATCACTAAGGTTAATGCGCCTTTTGAGACTCTTTACGATGATGATAAGAGTATAGTTACAGTAGAAACCCAAACTTTAGAACTGGAAGATGTCTAACAGAAAGATAATAAGAGCTGGGGCTAATTTGACTGGGATACTAAGTTGTATTCTTTGTTTAGCTAGTAACCATTTAGGGGATGGTGGGAATTACTCTCATTATTTAGCCATATCTCTATTATGCTTCTTAATCTCATTATCAACCTATAAAGTTAGTGAGTTTGAATAGGACTGAGTGTAGAAACGGAATAGCAGCGTAATGAGTAAACAAAGAAGAAAGGTAGCAATGTTAGCGGCTTTGGCGGGAATGATGTATCACGATACAGACGTAAGAGCTGAAAGGGAAGTTACCGAAACCCCTAAAGAGGTGGTAATACCAAAAGGCTGCAAGGAATACCAATTTGATGCTTCGGGCTTTTTAAATGAGCATATCTATGTTTTCAAATGCGTAGCTAGAAATGAGAAGAACGCCCGTAGAAAGTTTAAAAACTATCAGTCAAGTATTACAAAATGAAGCTAAAGGCTTAAAATATACGGGGTGGAGACTAAAAAAGAGGAAGATTTGAAAGGGATGGATAACAAGTTAAGAAGGGAACGAAGGAAGAAATAAGATTATGAATAACGGAAAACAAAGAGGCATAAAGCAGATAGAACCAAAAGACTATTGTTTAGGTTTTAACGGGGTTCTTTTACCAAAGGTTTCACTTGATGGTTCTGATAATCACTATTGGAGTATGATGAACTCAACGGCAAGTAAAAATGATTGACTACTTAATCTTAATGCTGTTAGTTGTTGTGATTTTTATATGTCTTAATCTAATAAGGCAGATTGACAAAATGAACCAAGAGTCAGTAGTGCACTATAAAAAGCTTTACAATAAAGTAGGCGACTCTGTTAAGATAGCAGAAAGGTATGATAATACGGTCAAGGAGGTATCGTCAGATTTAGTGGGTATAAAGCAAAAATTATCTTCTATTAATCAGGGCTTGTCAGACTACAAAAAGAATAAGGGAGAGTTAGAAAAAGCATTAAGAGAGTTCTCAAAGCATAATTAAGAAGCTAAAAGGATGAGTGAGGAAATATCAAAAAAGGATTTAGACTATTCAGCAGCATATTATGCTAACTCAAAAGCGGTTCAGAGTAATCATATTTACGATTATCAAAGTTCTTTTGAGGGGTATCAAGAAGGGTTTTTGAAAGGTTTAAAGTATGCTATTGATAATTTTAATACGGACTTATAGAAGCTAGAACAAAAGACTAAGTAATGGAAGAGGTAACTATTTATAAGTTTCAGCTAAAGAAGATACAAGATGCTTTGCGTATGACCTCTAACGTTCATAAATGCAGTGCTTGTAAAACTTGCTTTGATAGAAATGTTAATCTGGCTAAGAAGTATGCTGAAAATGCTTTGGATGGAAATAAAGAGTATAAAGTTGATTATGCTACTGGAGAAGTAACTAAAGACTTAGTAAAAAGCACAACTAATTAAAACTTAACAATGCCAGCACCTAAAGGAAATCAGTTTTGGAAGCTTAGAGCAAAGGCAGGAAGGGATAAGTTATTTGAAACACCCGAAAAGCTTTGGAATGCAGCTACTGAATACTTTGAATGGTGTGATAATAACCCGCTAGAAGAAGAAAAAGTGTTCCACTCTCAAGGAGAAATAACTAAAGCTAAAGTGGATAAACTAAGACCTTACACATTGGGTGGTTTATGTCTTTACCTCGATTGTGGCGAGAGTTATTTCAGGTCTTTTAAGTCTCAAGACCGTGAAAACAAAAAAGCTTTTATCACAGTCATAGAGAGAATTGAGCAAACCATTTATCAGCAAAAGTTTGCTGGCTCTGCTGCTGACCTACTGAATGCCAATATAATAGCTAGAGATTTAGGGCTTAGAGATAAGAGCGAGACGAGTATTGTCTCAGAGCAACCGCTATTCCCTGACATTAAAATAAATCTTAATTCTTAATGAAAAAAGAATTAAAAAGGACAACAGCGATAAATAAAATTCTTGCTTTAAAAAAGCGCAAGAAAGTGATACAGGGCGGAACGTCTGCGGGAAAGACCTTTGGAATTCTTCCTATCCTTATTGATATAGCAGCAAAAGCACCCGAATTAGAAATATCGGTTGTTTCAGAAACGATACCGCACCTTAGAAAAGGTGCAATGAAGGACTTTATTAACATAATGAAAATCATAGGCAGGTGGCAAGCTGACCATTGGAGTGCAACCCATTTAAAATACACATTTACAAACGGGAGTTACATAGAGTTCTTTGGAACTGACCAAGCAGAAAAGGTAGTTGGTCCCAGGCGTGATATTTTATACGTGAATGAGTGTAACCACATCAATTACAATACTTATCATCAAATGGAAATTCGCACCAATGAAGATATTTATCTTGACTTCAACCCAGTTAATGAATTTTGGGTGCATACCGAATTATTAGATGATGTAGATGTAGAGTTTTTAAAGCTTGATTATTTAGACAATGAAGGATTGGGTGATAATATAAAGAGAGAGATAGAGAAGAAACGAGATAAAGCTTATTTCGACCCACAAGGAAACCTTGACGACCCTAACAATATTAAAAGCGAGTATTGGGCTAACTGGTGGAAAGTATATGGACTAGGAGAACTTGGAAGCTTACAGGGAACTGTTTATTCTAATTGGGGAACTATTGACCACTTGCCTATTGACGCTAGAAGGTTGGGTTATGGTCTTGATTTTGGATATACCAATGACCCCACTGCATTAATAGCTGTTTATAAATATGACGACCAAATAATATTTGATGAAGTGATTTATCAAAAGGGTCTTTCAAATAGAGATATAAGCCTACTAGCTAAAAAGAAAGGCATTACTAATCACCAAACAGGCTATGCGGATAGTGCCGAACCTAAAAGTATAGATGAGTTAATAAGCTATGGCTTGGCGGTTGTTGGAGTTTCTAAAGGAAAGGATAGTATAAAGTATGGTATTCAATTACTTCAGGAACAACGCTTTTTAGTAACCACTAGAAGCACCAACATCATTAACGAACTCAGAAATTACGTTTGGGATACTGACCGCACAGGAAGAGAATTAAACACACCTATTGATAATTATAACCACGCTATGGACGCAATGAGATATTGGGCTATGGAGTCTAACACTAAAAAAAGGGAATTCTATGTTTTCTAAACTACGCAAAATCTTTACTAAGGATAAATCGGATTTGTCCCAAGAGCAAGTAAACCGAGCTATGTATAACTATATGGCGAGCAATAGCCCAATTTGGAGCGACCAAAACCCTGAGAGCTATATTTCTCAAGCCTACGACATAAATGCTACTGTTTACTCAATCGTAAGTTGGGGAGCAAGGAAGGGTGCGCAAGTTGATTTTCAAGTAGAGCAACGTATAAAAGGCAAGTGGGAAGAAGTGCAAGACCACGAGGCATTAGAAGTTCTATACAATCCCAATCCTATGCAGGGTAAGTCAGAGTTATTTGAGGAATATATAGGCTTTAGATTACTTACAGGCAATACCTATTTAAGCCTATTAAGTACTGATTACGGGCTAAACAAGGGGAAGCCTCAAGAAATGTATGTTCTGCCAGCCTCAACAGTAGAAATTGTTTCAGGTGGGTTTAGAGAGCCAGTAAGAGGGTACAAACTAAAATACGGAGACCAAAACTTGGAGTTTGCTAAAGAAGATGTTTTACATTCTAAATATGCTAACTATAACTATGACGGCTCAGGAAGTCATTTATACGGTATGTCTCCTATAAAAGCAGGGTTGAGAGTGGTTGATAAATCCAACGAGAACTATATAGCTTCTAAAAAATCCTATCAAAACTTAGGAGCCGCTGGGCTAGTTTATGATAAAGGGGTGGGGGGGAATTTAACTCCCGAACAATCTTATGAGGTTCAAAAAAGGATGGATAAAAAGTTAAAAGGGACTGATAAAAAAGGCTCTTTGGTTTTTACGCAGGGCGAATGGGGATATATAAACTTCGGTTTAAGCCCTGTTGACCTGAACCTAATTAAAGACAATCAACTAAGCCGTGAGGAGCTATGTAATCTATACCACCTACCAGTTGAGATACTAAACGGTCAAAAGTCAAGCGGTCTAAATGATGGTGCTAGGAAAGAGGCTCGAAAGATAGGAATGCAAGACTTTGTATTACCTGAAGTACAAGCCTTTTGTGATGAGTGGAATAGAAAGGTTATGCCTGCCTATGGAAACAATCTAAGACTAGCCCCTAAGACTGACAATATACCTGAAATGCAAACCGATAAGCTGGAGCAAGCTAGGTGGTTATCAATTTCTAATTGGTTAAAGCCTGAAGTAAAAGCTCAAGTTCAAGGGTTCGCTACTGAAGATGTGCAAGAGTTCGCACCTTTTGAAGAGAGTAAGAGTTTATCTATCTTAGACCCTTACTCATATTTAGATGAAAGTCAAGCTCGACATAAAGGAAATACTAAACACGGCTCTTAATGAAGAGTTGGGAGGACATACAGAAAGAAAGAGCAAGGTTCGAGAAGAAATTCAGCCTCGAAATGAAAAAGGCTCTTTTAAAGACCTTTGAGCCTGTCTATAAGGACTTATTAAACAAAATTGAATATCCTGACTCAATAGACTACACCCTAATCAAAAGGGATACTATAATCCCACCTTTTGCACAACTATACAATGAGGTGGGGAGTCATTTCAAAAAGCTCACACTACAACAGTTTAAATCTAGTACTGAAAACTTCCAAACTAAAGAGAATGAAGAACTGCTCTTTATGGACGAAGTTCGAGAGTATTTAGAGACTCAAGCGGTAACTCATATAGTTTCAATTACCGAGACTAACAGAAAGCAAGCCCAAAGAACTATAAGATGGGCTTTAAGTCAAGCAGCAAAAGAAGGTTTAAGCATTCCACAAACTAAAAGACTAATTGAAAAAATTGTTCCTGATAAGTTTAAAGAATATTCAACTTTTGGTGGTGCTAGAATTGCACGTACTGAGATTATATCCGCTAGTAATAGAGGCTCTTATTTAGGTGCTAAAGCAACAGGGTTAAACCTTACTAAAGAGTGGCTTACTTCATTAGATGGAAGAGAAAGAGAGGCTCACGCTCAGGCTAATAGCACCCAATCTTTTATGGATGGTTACTTTATTGTGGGAAATGAAAGACTACAATATCCAGGAGACCCCGCTGGAAGTGCTGAAAATATAATTAACTGCCGTTGTGCAATAGTTTACAACCGAATATGAAAAGAGTTGTAAAGCTTAATAATGAAAAGTTAAAAGAGCTTTTGTCCGAAAGCGTAACAACAGACCTACGCCAATTTTCGGTAAATGATGTAGTGGATTTATTAGTAGAAAAAGAAATTGTCAAACCTTCAGCAGCCACGAGCTACATAGTAGATAAGATGTCTTTGAAAGAAAGTAAAATGCCAAAGCAAGAGATATTTTACAGGATAGGAAACATTCTTAATATTAATTCAGACTCGGTCAAAGCGTTCTATTATCAATACCTGAGAAGGGTTAAATAGTTAGCTTTTATATACGACTTATACTACCACTTAGACCCAAATTTGAAATGTGAAAATGTTTCAAACAAAGGATTGCGGTCTTTCAATCAAAGACCTAGACACCACAAAAGGAGAGGTATTACTCTACGCTTCAGCATTTGATAATGTTGATAGTGATGGAGACATCATTAAAAAAGGAGCTTTTACCAAAACCATAAAAGAGAACGGCTTAGAGGGTGCTAATCGCATTAAGCACTTATTCCAACACAATGTATGGAATATCATAGGTAAGCCCCTTTCGATGGAGCAAGACAACAAAGGGCTATTGATTAAGTCATTTGTTAGCGACATTAAAAATGGAGACTATCGTAAAATGTACGAGCAGGGGTTAATCACAGAACATTCAATAGGATATATCACAGTTAAAGAAGCTTCTAACGGAAGTGCTAATCTTATTTCTGAGGTAATCCTTAAAGAGTATTCAAGTGTAACGTGGGGCGCAAATGCTAACACTCCTGTTGTAGGAATGAAGTCTGAGCAAAAGCAAGACTTATTAGAAAAAGCCAACGCTAGAATGGAAAAACTAGCCAAAGCTTTTAGACACGGAAGCTTTACCGATGAAACATTTGAAGTTTTAGAAATCGAATTAAAACAAGTTCAAGCAGTATATAATTCACTTGTTACTCATAAGTCGGAAACTCCACTTATAGATAATGAGCCGATGCGTGTGGACTATTTATCTAACCTATACAAAAACGTAAGTTAAAATGAGTGATGTAAACGAGGCAGTTAAAAACCTCAAAACAACTATCGAGCAGGATATAGACAAAAAAATGGAGTCTATTAATGCTAAAATTGCTGACGCAAGCCCTGAGAAAATCAAGGAAATTGTAAGTCAGGAAAGCACGGAATTGAAAAATGCTTTAGAGGCTCACTTGGGTACTTTAACCAAAGAGCAACAAAAGCAAATGGACAACCTAGAGGTTGAGTTCAAAAAGTACAAGCAACAAGGAGCTAGTGCTGGACACTCTTTAGGTAGAACCTTTACAAAAGCTTTGAAAGATGAGCTTTCTAAGGATGAGCTAAAAGCAAAATTAGAAGGGTACGCTCAGAACCAAAGCAAAGGTTTTGATTTCAATATGAAAGCGGTGGGCAATATGTCTATCACAGGCAACCTTACTGGCGATGTAATTGAGCCAGACCGTATCGCTGGCATCAAAGTAGCTGTTGAGCGTAAAAAGCGCATAAGAGAGTTGCTTAGTGGTGGCACAATGAGCGCTGACAAGATTACTTTCGTAAGAGAGTCGGGTGGTGAGGGTACAACTTCAACTGTTGCCGAAAACGGAAATAAGCCGCAAACTGATTATGACTTTACTAATGTAGAGTCTCCAGCTCGCAAGATTGCTAATCACGTTAGAGTCTCAGAAGAGCTTTTAACGGATATGGACGCTTTAGTAGGGTTTTTAGGTTTAAGAATGCCACAAAAAATTAAGTTAGTTGAAGATACTCAACTGCTTTATGGTGATGGTAACGCCCCCAACCTTACAGGATTGACAATTAACGCTTCTGCTGGGACTGGTTCAGGAATGTCGGTTGCAAGCCCTCAAAAATGGGATGCAATGATTGCTACAATGAGCCAGTTAAGCCAAACTGAATACTCTGCAAGTGCTTTTGTGATGAATGACCAAGACTTTTACGAAATGTTGTTAGTTAAGGACACTCAGAACAGATATGTAGCACCATTCCTTTGGGAAGGAGGTTTAGCCTCTCTTTTTGGAGTGCCAATCATTACAAATAATACAGTTGATGCTGGTCATCTTCTTTGTGGAGACTTCCAAATGGGAGCACAATTATTTGACCGTCAGGGAGTGAATATTCGCTTCTACGACCAAGACCAAGATAATGCCATTAAGAATATGGTTACGGTTGTAGCTGAAGAAAGGTTGGCCCTTCCGATTTACTACGATGGAGCGTTTGTGTACGACTCTTTCGCAGACATAATCACTGATATAACAGCAGCATAATGAAAAAGGTAGAAATGTTAAAGACCGTTGCCGATGGCGGTGCGGTTTATATCAAAGGGAAGGTTTACGAACTAAAGCCTGCTTTATACAATAAGTACAAAGCTCAAGGTTACTGCAAAGACAGTAAAAAGAAGTAAACACTCTCAAATAGATTAACCTAAAGGGCGGGTATTTTTGCTCGCCCTTTTTTAATACCCAGTTATGAAAGTATTTATGATTAAAACAGTAAGTCACGAGGGTATGGCTTATGAAAATACAAAGGTTTACCACGTAAACAAAGAAATAGCGAGCTACTGGATTTCTAAAGGTTGGGCAAAGGAGAACCAAGAGGCAAAAGCCACAAAAGCAAAAAGCGAAAAGAAGGTTTTAGAAACCGCAGAAGAAAAGTTCAACAGAGAGACCAAAGAGGACAAGACCCCAATAAAAAAGAAGTAATGCAAATTCAAATCACTACGCCCCCTGACTATTTACCAGTTTCAGTAGCTGTTGTTAAGGACTATTTAGATGTAGGGTTTGACACGCATAACGATCTAATCGAAAACTTAATTAAATCGTCCACTAGACGAGTTGAGGAATATTGCAGTACTAGCCTACAAGAGCAAACCTTAACAGTTTTTTTTGAGTATGATAAAGATGGGGAATATACTTTACCTAATGCCCCACACAAGACGTTAACAAGCTTTAAAAGCATATATAAGGAAGGGGTAGAAACCGACCTTGTATTAAATACAGACTTTTATAAAGTGGGCTTAACAAGCTTTACTTTAGAAACGTCAAAAATTGATAATGCTTTTCAGGCTGTTTACGTGGCTGGATATGATACAATCCCAACCCCAATACTGGAAGCTATTAAAATGATGGTTAAAGACCAGTACGACCATAGAGGAGCTATAATGGATGGTAGTTATACAATGAGTCAAGAGGTTAAATCAAAGTTAGCCCCATTCCGTAAATATCTATTCTTTTGAGTCCTCAATATCAAATAGAATTACAAAGCCCTACTAACACCTTAGAGAGTGGGCAGTCAACCACGACCTACACCACCGAGAGAACCTTACTAGTAAATATTAAAGACGATACCGAGAGCCAAAAGGTAGAGTTTGGGCAAAAGTTAAATTATAAGGGATATACAATCAATCTAAGGCAGCAACCTGACCTTGATATTACTGAGAGGTGGCGTATTGTTTACGACTCAAGGGAACTATATATCCATAGTATTAAGGAATTTAAAAAAAGGTATTTAGAGATTAAAGCCTACCAAAAAATTAAATGATTACTGCTAGTGTAAATAGGGCTGATATAACAAGGTTTTTAGGCAAGATGAAAGCTTGGCAAAAGAAAACCAAAGAGAATGTAATTAAAGAGATAGGCTATTCAGCAATATCGATAGAAAGCGATGCTAAGAGACTAGTGCCAGTTGACACAGGGAGGTTAAGAGCCTCAATACACAACGAAACTTATCCAAGAAGCAACTTTAACTATTCGGCCGATGGTAAGTCCTACGATGGAGCTTTAAATGTAGCATTGAAAAAAGGATTTTTTGTAATTGGTACTAATGTGAATTATGCCGAGAGTGTAGAGCGAAAAAACAAAGCCTTTTTGTTTCCAGCCCTCGAAAAGAATAGAAAAATATTAATCCAAAATGTTAAAAAAGCCATAAGGAGATAGTTATTTTATATGTACGACTTCACAGATAACATAATTCTAAGTTTGTTTCAAGTTCTTTCAAATAGTGTTTGGAAAGTTTGGGATAAAGACCTTTCTGCTTTTGAGCAAAGATGTACTGGCGAAGGCTTTACAATAGTTCAGTCTGACTGCTTAGAGCAAGAGCTTTTAGGTCGAGATAACTCAACAGTTCAGGTTTATCAAGTTGTTCCTGAAGATGCAAGTGAGCCTTATATATTGCTTACTAACCCTACTCAACTATCTAATGAAGATAAAACAAGAACAGGGGCAGAAGTAACAATTGAGGTTCAATGTGTAGTACCACAGAATGGCTCAGGAAATAATATCACGGTCAATGCTTTGGCAGACCAAGTATTAAGGCTGATAAAACCAAAGGAGAGTTACAATATACCTAGTAGTTCTCACGCAGCGGAAATAAGCGTGAGTTACTTAGACTTTCAAGACTATTTTATAGAGAACCCTAAAACAGGAAAAACAATAACTAAGTGGTTGAGATTTCGGTTTCACACTCAAAGTAAATACTTAAATACCTAGCTATGGCAATTATAAGCGGAACGGACATATATGTAAGACTTGACGAAGTAACATTAGTTGGTCAAGTTGGAGGTAACTTCGACCTTGAGGCTGATATGATACCAACCACCACCAAAGACAGCACAGGTAAAGCTAAGACCTACCTTCCTGGAGAATACGGTGGAACTGTAACTGTAAATGGATTGTACGACCCTGACGCAGCAGAAGGTTTTAGTGAGTCTTACGCAAATTTAAAAGCGGGAACAGTAATCTCTGTTCATTGGGGGCAGATTGCTTCAGGTAACACTTATTATTCTAGTAACGCTTTGATTAAAAAGGTGTCAAATGGCGCACCAAAAAATGAAGCTGCTACTTACAATATTGACATTCAATTAACAGGCGAGAATACAGAAGCAACAGTTTAATGAGTTTAAAAACTGTAAAGCTTAACGATGTTGAATACCCTATCTTTTTTGGTAACTGGGAGCTTAGATGTATAGGTCAAGACCTAAAACATCAAACTGCTAGTGAAACCATCGCAGCGGTTTTTTTCTTTTCCAAATATCAAGGACTGACCGAAGAGGAAAGAAAGAAGATTGATATAAGTTGGGATGACCTAGAAGTTTTATCACTAGTCCTTTTTTACACCCTGAAAGCTGGACACAAAAAAGACCCACACGAAAACCCATTATTTGACAAAGAGCAATGCTTTGAATTTGTTAATAACGCTGAAGTTTTAGCTACTCTAATAGTAGAAATCTGCGAAAGATTGCTAGACAAAGAAGTTAAAAAAAAAGCGGAAAAGAAGTAAGCCCACCTGAAGATTGGATTGACTTCTTAGGAATGGCAGCAGAAGCACAATTAAGCGAAGTAGATTTTTGGGCAATAAGCTGGGCAGAGTGGTTAAGATGGTGGAAAGGTTACAACAAAAGACTTGAGAGGGACTGGTTAAGAACTAGGGGTGTGATAGCCGCTTTAGTTGGTGGAAATCCTCAAGAAATTATGCCAACCTCATTTGACCACGTAGAAGAAGACGATAAGGAGAAACACAAAGAAGCTATAAGGATACTCAATGCCAAAAGTTGACGAACTATATGTAGAGATTGGGGCAAGGCTAGACAAACTAGATGGAGACCTTGCCAAGCTTGACGGCAAAATGAAGAAATCTTCATCTTCTGTTGAGCAAACTTGGGGTGCTGCTTTTACGAGAGTAGCAACTTTAGCAGCAGGGGCTTTTACTTTAGACGCTATATTATCCTACACACAAGAGAGTGTTAGATTAGCTGGGGAGCTAGAGGGCGTTAAAGCTAAGTTTGTAACTCTAAACTCTCCTAACTTATTAAACAATCTTAGAGCAGCCACAAGGGGAACGGTTGACGATTTGGAGTTGATGAAAGCTTCAGTAAGAGCCGACAACTTTAAAATTCCACTTGAGAAGCTAGGTACATTTTTTCAATTCGCCACACAAAGAAGTGCTGAAACAGGGGAAAGTGTAGATTACCTGGTAAACTCAATTGTTGACGGTATAGGTCGAAAGTCAACATTAGTACTGGATAACTTAGGAATTTCAGCTAGTGAGCTACAACAAGAAATAAAGAAAACAGGCGATTTCGGAAAGGCAGCAGCTAATATTATAGAGTCGTCAATGTCAACTGCTAACGATGCGGTTGAAACAGGAAAGCAAAAAGCGGCTAGGCTAAATGCTGAGTATAAAAACATTCAGTTGGAGTTGGGCGAGAAGCTCATACCTACCTACAACGACTTTAACGATGTTCTAAATAAGGTGTTATTTACCTTTAAAGAGAGCGTTGGTCAAGGTGGTCTTTTGACTTACAGAGAAGCAATAGAGAAAAACGAAAGAGCAAATGATGCGTTTAGCATTAGCCTAAAAAGAATAAATGAAGAGCTATCAAACTGGGGAACTGCTGAACAAGGGATAAAATCTCTTGAAACTTATATTGAACAATTAGACGAAGCAGAAGAAAAGATAAAAAGGCAAATAGCCTTAAATCATCCAATATTAGGCTTAAACGAAGACCAGGTTAATTTGCTCAAAGAGCAATTAGAGGGGCAACAAAAATTAAGGCAGGCTTTAGAAGCTCAATTAAAAGGACTGCAAAAAGAAAGTGATTTCAAAAAAGCCCATAACGGATTAACAGAAGCTCAATATGAGAAACAACAAGAGCTGAACCGAGCGATTGAAGAGTCCATTGTTCCACTAACAACAATTAGAGATTTACATAGGGAAATGTTGAACGCCTCTCAAGGGAAGTTTAATGTTGATGAGCTTTTAAATATTCAAAAACAACCGAAGCTTGAAACTAATGGACTTGTCCCGATTGGAGTTGAAGAAGAGGAAGCGGAAGCCTTAGAGGATACTAGTACCACTCTTGATGATATCAATGAGAAGTATGATAGAATGAATGAAGCAATCGCTACTGCAGGAGATACATTCTCGTCCGTATTTGATTTGATGATTATTGAGGGTCAATCTTTCGGGCAGTCATTTTCTAATGTTATGGAATTGGTGTTACGAAAGATAACAAGTGCAATTGCTTCGGCTGTTGTTCTAGCATCAATATTTAGCATATTCACAGGGGCTAGTTTCGGCAAATTATTCTCAGGATCATTAAATTCAAGTGGATTAGGATTTTTATTTAAAGGAGCAGGTGGGGCAATAACCCCTCAAGGATTAACCAGTTCTTTACCTAGTAGTACTTTAGCTAGTGGTTCAAGCCAAGCTAACGTAAATGTAACAGGCAATCTAATTGGAAGAGGAGATACTTTACAAGCTGTCTTAACAAGGTCAGAAAACCGAAGAACCAACTTTTTTTAATGATACCTGAATATCTATACAGCACCTTTTATAATCAACAAGGGGAAGAGGTTAGAATTTCTATTCGTAAAGAAGGGTTTTCAGGCTCTGCAAAAGAGTTTAGTACTAATAATTATCAACTAGAATATTACTCGGAAGAAGAAAACATCTTCGACCCTATAAAGGGTTCTAAGTTTAGTTTTGCGATTGATACCGTAGATGTTGACAAGGGTGGTTTGATTACATACCCAAAACAAGAAGTTATAGAGATGAATAATGCTGACTTTATGGAGTTTGGTGTTATTATTACAATTGATGATGTTATTGAGTGGAGGGGTTATTTGTACCCTGAAGAAACAACTGAAGCAATAGGCTATGCGATACCTATTAGATTTGTTTGTGGCGATGTGCTAGCCTTGATAAAAAACTTCAATATACCTTTTGCTGCAAACTCTACTATTGGCATTTTTGACTACATTTTTCAAAATAACAGCACCGATAGGTCAAGACTACAATACAATAAGCTTTATGATGATGGGGATGTGGTTTTAAGAACCGCAATAGACTGGAAAGTAATTTATTTTAGTGATTTCTATTTGCGCCCTTTTGATGCTATGCTTGGAAGACCCGTTAGCGGAAACTATACAGACTTCTTAGCCTCGTTCCTAAATTTAACCAACTCAAAATTATACCAAAAGAAAGGGGTTTTTTATATTGTACAGACGGAACTACACATCAATCAAGAAGATATTGTTTTTGATGAGTATAAATGGGACGAAGCAGCGGACAATGTAGAATATTTAAGCCAAACAACAGAAAGCCTACAAGACAACTCTCAGGAATTGTTAAAGACCCAACCGCTTGTTACTAAAATGCTTCAGCTTAACGAACTTAGCTATGAGTTTACCTATTCTCCTGAGACATCGTATTTTCAATTTAGAATTAGCCCGACAATACAGCCCGCAGTAGGTGCGGTTTACAAAACTCCCGACAATACTGAATATACCGTTGAAAGCTCTTTTTACAATTTTAATAAGTCTTCCTACTACATACTTTGTACCCGAACTAGCGGGAACACAGAGCCGCCAGCAACTGGCTCTTTAACCAAAGTAAGCGGGGGTGGCGATGCTTCATTGACTTATAGCGAGAGTGATTTTGTTGATGGGATACAAGTTATTGATGCGATATATGAACTGCCTAATAATAGTTATTACATAGACACGATAGAGTCTCAGTCTTTAGCAAGCTTTACCAACACAAGGGTTCTAAATACAGAGCCAATGATAATGTTTTATGGTGGGTATAATTTTATTAAGAACGGGATTGCTATTAATTCTGACGGCTTCCCTAATTGGTATAAGAATATTCAAGAAGATGCAGACAAAGTAAGTAATGGGCAGTTTATAACCAGTATTACGGGATGGACTGGATACAACTCTAGTTTAACTTGGCTTAACTCAGTTACCATTCGTTCGATAAGAATAACAACGGTAGGTGCTGACCCAGTTTATGAAGTTTCAGCTTACTTACCATTGAGCTTAGAGTCGGGAGAAGATTATATTCTAACTGGAGAGTTAGTTAGTAATTCTTTAGGGCGAAGCATTAGCCTAATAATAGGTAGCAATATACCAAGCCCTACTTTGGCGATGACCGCACAATCAAACATTACCACGAACAACTTAGACTATTTTAAATTAGAGTTTACGGCTGATAGCAATAGCGACTATTTATTTTTATATATGGATATTGCTAATTCAGGAGATATTTTTGAGATAGCTAATGTTAGAATATTTAAAAAATCTGAATTGTTAAGCCTTGAGGAATTGATGACTCAAGAAAGGTTAAGCTATCAGCGTTATAACAGAGAGGTGTTTCAAATATCATTAAGAGGTCATTATGACTATGGGGATATTTTAGAGTTTAACAATCATTACTTGTACCCTGTTTCTACTCTTTACAACCATCAAACCAATTCAACCGAAGGTCAATATATAAGCCTTTCAAAAAAAGTATTTCCTTATTGGACAGGAGAGCGCATTACCGTTCAAAACAACGGGCTTTCAAATAACACGATACGTCCAAGTGGAGAGGCTGGGGACGTGCAAGGGTTATCAAGACAAAACATCTTAGGGGACTATTTCGAGTTTTATTTTCAGGTTGGCGAGAACCCAGTAACACTAGATGATTTTATTGCTATTGGTTTAGTAAGCGGAACGCCAGCAACAGGATATACAGGAATAGATTACTGCTTTTATTTTGCGCCTTCAGGTAGCGATTGGATATTTAGAATTTACGAAAACGGAGTCCAAAAATATACGAACACCCTAACTAGGGATGACACTATAATATTTAAGATTGTTTATAACACGTACAAGCTTGAGTACTTCCAAGATGACACTTTATTACACACTTCAGAACTAGCTCCTACTTTTCCATTACAAGCACAATTTGCAGGGGAAGATAATGTCGGGCAATATGCAGAAAACACGACCATCTACGGCAAGAGCGTTACCAAATAGTTAGCTTTTATGTACGGTAGTTAGGGTAGCGACTGTATATTTTTAATAAAAAATTTATTATGCAGTTCCCAGCGATATTTCAAATAGGAAAGATTGAAGATGTAACCCCTAATGATAGTACCGATATTAAAAATGGGGCTATCATTTTTTTAGATAATGACAGCACGGAAGGCACAATAAAATTTGATTGTGTAAATGGTGGGACTACTACCCTTTCTTTTACCAAAGGAGAATTAAAACCTTTTCAGATTAAAAGGGTGTATGCGACTGGCACCACCGCTTCAGGGATAAAGGCAGGGTATATTGATTAATGCTATTTCCATACAAATAGGAATTGGCTCTCAGTCTTTTGCTCAAGGAATTGTAAAAGACTTTGACGAGAGGTGCAGGGCAGATGGTATGACCATTGTCTCAAGTAACTGCCTAGTTTCTGAGATTAACAGATTTGAAAGTGCAAACGGAAGCTTTGCAGAACAAACCATAGACAATTTTAATGCACGTTGTTTAGCAGATAGTATGACCATCAATGCTAGTGAGTGTGCAGTTAATGAAATAAACAGATTTGAAGCATAATGGGAAGTTTTAGAAATTCAGTTTTATTTAATGTTCCGAAGAACTACAAGTCAGGGGTTTTAGCCTCTGTTAAGCCAATTGACGGAAGCAAAGATTTTGCATTATCAAGGTCTGGGTCAAGCTATCAATTAGGCGGAACAGGAAGTTCAAGTGATGGTATTTGGTATTCTATTGGTTCGGGCGTGCCTAGAGTTGGGTGGGGATTAGATGGAACTGGATGTCCAAAGCTAAAAATGTTACTAGCAGGGTCGAACCTATTTACCTACTCTAATGATTTCTCTAATTGGCTATTACAAGGAGGCTCGGTTGCTAGTACTGCTGAAACAGGAATAATAGACGGTCAAACGTCTTATGAGTTTGTAGAAGATACAAATACAGGGGTTCACGATATGCGACTTCAAGCCACCTATACGGCTGGAGAGCATACGATAACCTTTGCTGTAAAATTAAACGATGCAGCTATCGCTGCTGGTAGAACTAAAGTACAAATACAGGATAGCTTTTCAGCAAGCTTGAATTACACGCTTACAGGCGATGGTGCTGTTTCAGGTGCTGGGGGTACTATTACTAAAGGTGTTAATGGGATATATTACCTAACTAAAACTTTTACGGCGACTAGCTCCTCAGTAAATGCTTTTGTAAAAATGCTTGATAACTCAGATGCAACTAGCTATACGGGGGATGGTGTTAGTGGATTTCACGTGTTTTTTGCTCAATCGGAAACAGGAGACATCTTTACTTGTCCAATTGTTACAACTGGCAGCACGGCTACAAGGGTAGCTGACACAACTTTAAGTGCAGGCTCATTAAACGGAGGTTTGATTTCGGGAGACCAATCTGCATTTTATTTCGATTTTGAAATTGAAGGCTCTGTAAAAAATAATGGTCAGTCATTTAGGGCAGATGCAACAGGCACAAACAACAGGGTAGAAGTGTTTTTAGTTGGTTCTAGTGTTTCTTTGAGGCTTGTAGAAAATAATTCACAACAGGCAGCCAAAAGTATTTCAGTTGACACAAGATATAGAGCCATAATAAAAGTAAATGGGACAAGCTTTAAGATGTTCGTAAATGGTGTTAAAGAATTTGACCAAACCGAGTATAGCTTCAATCTCAATTCGTTAAGCTTTAGAACTGACAACGGAGTCAATCAAAATTTTAATGGAGCTGCGGTTTGGAATGGTTCTGAAGTGCCTTCAGATGAAGATTGTATCACTTTAACTACTCTATAATGGTTTTTAAACTCAAATATTCTAATAAAGAAGAAGCTATAACCAATCTAAAGAAGATTTATACTTCCTTACCTGAAAACCCTAGCGTAAACTATACATTAGAAAATGCAACTATTTTCTTCAAAGGTGCGGAATACATCGAAGAAGAGAAACAGGATGGTTTTTTTGTATATGTAAACGCATCACAAGAGGTTAGCTTTGGCAAGTACCTAGACAATAGTAAGCATCAACATAGTTTTAGTTGATATGTCTCTTTCCAATATAAAAGAGATTTTCACAACTTTATTAGGGGTGTTGTTGATGGTATTTTCATTAACCAACTACTTTTTTGAATACCCTAAACCATTGAGTTTAGTGTACGATATTCCAATTTTTATAGTTGGCTTTGTATTACTTTGGGTTGACCCTAAGAAGATAGCAAATGCAGCATTTACCTACCTAAAAAATAAGTTTGGTAAGTGATAGCCATTCCTAACATATTACTACTATTCTTAATCAACTTCTTTAATGAAGCTGAAGACAGGAGTGTAAGGAATAGATGGAAGAAACCTTTTTTAGGACTGAGTACACGCTTCCTAAACTCTGAGACAGGGCATCTATGGAGACAGGATAAGCATTGGATTTGGAAAACTTTATTTATTGGGCTTACAGATGGAGAGCATTTATTTCAATCCTGTAAGAAGTGGTGCATTATAACCCTGGTTACTATGCTATCCGTTCAAATTGTAGAAGCAGAATACTATTTGATATTAGGCTTTGAAATAGCTGTTTGGAAGGTGCTACTTATCCAAGCCTATGTAGGTATTAACTTATTCAATTTACCTAAAGAACTAATATTAAAAGATTGGCAATGAAACTACACTTTAAGCCTTCAGAATTTAATATCTCAGGAGAACCGATACCTGAAGATGTAGCGGATAAAATACAAGAGTACCATATAATTCCACTTCAAAAAGTTAGAGAGGAACACGGTCAGCCCATCTATGTGAGTGAAAATAGTGGTTACAGGTCTAAAGAATGGGAAAAAAGCAAGGGGAGAAGCGGGAATAGTCAGCACACCTTTAAAATCGAGGGTGCGGTTGATTTAACGAGTGATGATTTAGATAGGCTTCAACAAGACCTTATAGAACACTCTCCTTATAAAAGAATATGTAGGTATAACAGCTTTATACATTGCGACTACAAAGGCAATGAAAGGATATTGTACAAGTATGATAACGGTTGGAAAAGAGTAAAGAGTCTTGATTAAGTGGATTAAAGATAAAATACTAGGTAGAGAAAATGACTATAAGCGTCTAAAAAAGCAAGTTTCAGACCTTGAAAGAGTGGCTAAGATTGGCTCTTGGAGTGTAGATGCTAACGGTACGGTTTGGTGGAGTGATGGAATGTATGAAATCTACCAAATGGAGCGCAACAGTAACTTAGACGAATGGGAAAAGGATTTTAAAGAACGAATAAACCCGAAAGATTGGCAAAGCTTCCAGGCTTCAGTAAACAAAGCTTTGGGTGGGGAAGGCTCTCTAAATGTAAAAGCTAGGGTTCTTAGAGAAGTAGAAGTAGGTTATGCTTATCAATGGGTTCATATTGTTGGAGAGTCAATAGTAAAAGATGGTGTCAATGTTGGGATTATTGGAACTACGCAACTTGTAAATGAAACAGAAAGGGCTTTAAAAGAAGTTGAGCAAAAAGAAATTTTCATAAATCGGTTAATTTCAGATATAGAGAATGAGAATTCTAGGGATAAGGTTCTAAAGATATTAGACGATGCCAAAGGAATATGAATTTTTACTTGAGGTAGTAAAGTACCCTTCCTTCGCTGCAATAATTTGGGGGTTGGTTAAGGCTCTTAAATGGCTTGCTGACCTATATAAAAAGAACTCTGATAACTACGAGACTAACTTAAAAGAACTAACCAAAAAGCACGAAAACAGAATAGACCAGTATCATACAGATTTACTGGCTGAAATGAAAAAAAATCAAGAGGCTTTTGCGCAAATCAATGAAAGAGACAAGGCTTTTGAATTAATACTTCAAAAGATACTTCAGAACCTTGATTACCGAAATGGAGAAATTAGAGTTTTAAGAGAAAGTAACGATAATATAAAAGACTTAATAGAAAGGTCTCAGAAACTAATTAATATAGCGAAGCAATGAAAAAACTAATCTACATATCAATAGTATTAATCCTTACGGCTTGCGGGTCTAAAAAGAGCTTAGAGCGAACCGAGATTAAAACCGATAGTACTTACATAAATAGCCTATTGCTTGAAATCAAAACCTTAAAAGAAAAGGAAACTAAGGAGACAAAAGAGCTAACGACTATAACTAAACCCAGTAATTCAGATATAGAGATTGACAACCCGTGCGATAGTGTTACAGGACTTTTGCGGGACTTGAAAACCAAAGCGGGGAATACTACTGTAAAATCGGAAAACGGCAAGCTAAAGATTGTTACAAAGTGTCCTGAGAGTATTGAAAGTTTACTATCTATCAATCAAAAACTAGAAAGGCAGCTAGAACTATCAAAAACTAAAGTTGATACTGTTTTCTTAGAGGCGACAAGCGATGTGAAAATCGAAGATAAGAAAACCATTTACCGAACCCCTCTATGGGCTTGGATTACTATTCCTACCCTAATTATACTTTGCTTATTCTTAGCTAAGAAAGCTTATTTAAGTTAATCCCAGTTTTCTTTATTAAGAGACCGCACTAATAAAGTTTATTGAAAATGTTTAATACTATATTTGGTATATTATACTATTTGTAGTATATTTGAACTATCAAACAAACTATGACTAATTTAGTACCCGTGCCAATACGGGAGCAAATAAAAGCTAGAATAGATAAACTTGGGCTAACTCAGAAAGAGTTAGAGGATAAGCTAAAGGCTAACGGGTCAACCATTGGTCAAAGTAACCTTAGCTACTTCTTGAGTGGCAAAAGAAATTTTAGTACAGATAAACTAGAAGAACTAGCTGAAGTATTAAATACAGAATGGATATTAAAGGACAAGTAAGATGGAAAAATATACGGTCAAAGAGAACCCATTAGAAAATGGTGGTGGGTTTATAGTTTGTAAGAATGGGGAAAGACTTGTTATAATTTGCAGACTGTCGAACCTTGACTACGATAATGAGCAAGAATGTAAAGCAAGCGCACAAAAGATTGCAGACTTGATGAATTTAAAGGACAAGTAAGATGGGTGAGTTAGAACAACTACAAGAAGCATTTGATAAGCTTAAAGAGGTGGAGGAAATACTAGACTCTTTAATTGAGGACAAAGAGTCAAGCCTTAACGAATACTATGGATACTCATTAAAAGGCTTATCTCAACAGATTAATGCTATTGCTGATAATGGAGTTGGAGTTATAACTAAAGAAACCAACCTTCAAGAAATCATAGAATCTGAGGGCGAATTATGGACTGAAATAAAATAGAAGAATGAAAGCAACTGTAATAAAAGAAGTTTCATTAATAATGCCAGTAGGTACGGTACTAAGTTTAGTTGGTGAGAACTACTTGCTAGGTGGTTATACTAAGTTAGAAAACATTGAACATAAGGTTGGAGAGGAAACCTATTACCCACCTAATGGATATTCCAAAGAAAGGGTTGAGTTAATGTCTAGTTATTTTAGAATTGAGAAGTAGTCAATATTGCAAAAATATTGCAAATAGAAAATTGCAAGTCCCATAACTATCTAACTAACAGATAGCTTACAAGTATTTAAGAATTTATAGAATATAGTTTAAGATAAAGCCTCTCATAGTCTTTGGTTTAGGGAATAGTCAAGGATAGCGAGAGGTTTTTTAAATTTTACTTTACTCCAAATAGGTGCTTTTTGGTCTAAATTTTGCAATTTTATTGCAAATTCCTTGCAAATGTTAAACGCCTCTTTGTACTACGATACACGGTATAAAACCCAAAAAGGACACCCGTTAAAGGTACGCTTTTTAAAAGATGGTAAGTATTATTACACTAAGGCGTTGCTATACATTCAACCTGAGAATTGGGACTTAAAAACCAAGCTGCCTAAAAAATCTCAAGACTATCAATTTGCTTTAACCAAAAAAGCCTCTTTAATAAATGAAGAAAACTTTTGCGTTAAGAATGAACTGACTCCTGACGAATGTAAAGTCGTTTTTGAAAAAGGTGTTGATGAACCTGAAGCTAAAGAAATAGAACTAGCCAAGCTAAAAGCCCGTATTAGAGAGTTAGAAATGGGACAAGATAAACCGTTCCAAGAAGTGTTCAATGAATATTTATCTGACTTGTCTCAAGATGCTTCAACATTAACAAAAATTAGAAGCGTTAGGCAGTTCTTTATATTCCGCCCTAATATTGGTATCAATGAAATATCCTTAGAAGTTTGCAAAGACTTTGTTAGGTGGCTTCAATTAAAAGGTGTTAAAAATGGAGCTTATGCCTATATGAATCAATTAGGTTCTGTTTACACTTGGTCAAAAGGGAGAAAGGTGGAAAACCCCTTTTACTTAGCTAGACCAAAATTGCTAGAGCAAAAAAAGAAAAAACCATTTTCACAGGAAGATATTAAGCTAATAGAGAACTTCAAGTCAGATGATGAAGATTTAATCCTGAGAGTTAAGATATTCCTTTTGCAGTTCTATTTGGGTGGTATAGACTTGATGGATTTGGGTTTACTAACGTACTCTAAAAATTATTACAGAGGTAGGATTTCTTTTAAGAGGTACAAGAATAGAAATAAAAGGTACGGTGGCTCATTGATTGATATTAGGGTGTTTCCAAAGGCTAAAGAAATAATGGACTCTTTTAAAGATGGAGACAGGATAGTCCCGTCTATTCCAATACCGATTATAAATAATGAAGTTAATAAAAAGTACAACACTTTTTTAGTGGGAAACAACAAGCCTTTGCGAGCCGTAGCCAAAGAATTAGGACTCAATGAGTCTATCAGTTCTAAAGTATCAAGAAACACCTTTAAAACCATTGGTAGGGTAGATTTAAAGCTTGACAATGAAATATTAATGAATATTCAAGGACACGCCTTAACTGGGGTTGATAAAAGGTATCAAGATGATTTTGACTATGAAAGTCAAGACTCAGTACATTGGCAAGTAATTAATACGACCTAATGACTTCTTCAACCTTTCGTATTTTCCAATAAGGGATGAAATCCCCAGTTTCTTTTTTTGTTTGATTTGGTAATAAGGTACAAAGCATATTATCTACAACCGCCAAAAATTCTTGGCTTGATGGTTTTTTGAATGGTTTGGTTTTTAATATGTCGCCTTTTCTTACATTTCCATAGTTTTCCTGCGCAAAAAAGTATTCTCCCTTCTTCATAAATGTTTAAATTAAATCATACAAGTCTGATATAAAGATTATTACAATGGTGTTTTATTAAGGCTTAATGAAAGTAATAAAAATATTACAAACTACAAAAAGGACACCTGCTCATTCGGGTCAGGAATATCAACCCCTAACATTTCAACCCCGAAATGCTGAAGCTCGTTTTTGTATTCGTTAAACTCAGTAGGGGTCAGTTCAGTAGTGCTTTTGATAGTCTTTACCGTAGTATCTGAGTTGGGAATATGAACCTCTCTAATAATAATACTCTCAGGCTGATGCTGAATAAAGTAATCCTTCATAAAAGAATGTACTTGTTCAAGGGTCATAAGTGTGCCTAAGTCTTTAAAACCTTGTCTTAGGATAGGGTAAACACAACCCCACAGATAGCGGTTTTGGTTATTGCTTCTCTTGTTCCTGGCTTTACGAATAGTTATTTCAATAGTCTTACCTTCAAATGACTGTATGGCTTCGGCCACAAGACCCCTATTGCGTTTTAGCTTACCCTGCTCTACGGTGCTGTAAAATTCAAACTTCATTTAAGTAAGCTTTAACCTCTTTCTCAAAATCATCAAAGCTTCTTATCACTAGGTATTTGTAACCTTGTTTTATTGCCTCTTTCTCAAATTCCTTTTGACTGGGCTGTTGAGTACCTTTTGGGGTTTTCATTTCAATATAAAAGCCGTGATAGGTCTGATTTGGTTTACTTAAGAACAAGTCAGCAACACCTGCTAAAACACCCTCTTTTTTTAAAGTTGCTCCACCTTTAGGGGTTCTTGCACCACCGTTAGGAATAGCAAATAAGCATCTTTTTAACTCAGGATATTGGTATCTAAACCACTTAACACAAGCTTCTTGTATTTGGCTTTCGGTCATAATCTAAGAATGTTTATTTACTAGGTCTATTGCACCTAATACACCTCTTTTATACCCAACAACTTCAAGTGCGTGATTGCTATCACAACTATCTAAAAGTAATTCAAGTTGTTTCATTAGTTTTTCATTCGACTCAACAATCCCAAGCGTATTACTTAAAAAGTTGCTAGCATAATCCGCCATTTGTTTCATACTGTGTTCGTGTCTATCCTTATTTTTGTAAGAAACCGTATCAATTTCAGTAACAAGTTCATTTACCAGTTTGCACATTGCTTTTAGGTTTTCAAACCTTTCGTTATCAATATGGGTAGCTCCATAAGGTTGAACATTTCCGATTAGTTTTTTTACTACGTCTGTATTTGTCATTTTATCTATTTTTAATTTTTATTCGTTATTGTATTGATTTCATAACTCGTTTAACACCCTTGAAAATCTTTACCCAATGAAAATCATCTTTTGTTCTTTTCTCAAACTCTTTGACTTTCTTTAAGGCTCTCAATGCCTTTGCTCTTTCACTACTTGAATTGTTCTCTAATACCTCCCTTGCTCCACTCATATAAAAAATGTTTTTTGGTTTTTTCTTTTTTCAAATTGCTCTTTTACTAATATTTTTTTTGCACTTCTTTTGATAGCCTCTATTTGGTTGGCTTCCAAAGAGTCGTTTTTGTAGGCGGATAAAAAGGATTTAATGATAGTCTTAGTATCTCTAAACTTTGCTATATCGTTATTAGATTTGGCATTTTCCCTTCTTCTTTTTTGAGTTTCGTAGTACTCTCTTTTTGCCCTGTTGAATAGCTCCGTTTGTTTCTTTGGATGAACTATTAGCTCAAGCTTTTTTAGGTGCGTATATGCTAGTTGTCCGTAATCGTCAAAGTCTCCAGTATTCTTAAAATCTTGAAATAACTCTTCAACCCTATTTTTGATAATATCTTCTCCAATCTCTTGAGGGGGTAGTTTTTTTACTTCTGCTTCCATTTTTTTATATTTCTGCATTGCTAAACGCCTAGCATCTGAGACTTTGTAGAGCTTCATCCACTCGCCAAATGCAACTGGGCTGACGTTTCTATATTCGGTGTTTAGATTGCCTTTGATACCCATATTTACAGCCAGTCCTATCTCATTAAGGCGCATCATTGGAAAATCATTAAATAAGGCTCTAACAATCATTTCCCTGTACATTTGCTTGTCTTCCAATGGCAAGGTTTTGCCTAAATACAATAAGGCTTTACTTATTAGAACTTGCACTTCTGCTTCTAACTGCTGTTTCGTGCAGTCCTGAATAAGCTGACTATCTTGTATAGCTACTAAAGCGGGCGATTTGTAAACTGCTACTTCTCCCATTCTAAAGCTTCTTGTGTTTTACTCTTTTCTTTGGTGGGGGTGGCATTTAGCCACTTCTCTAATTTGTTTGGGTTCGTGATAAACTCAGGTGTTAAATAGCGGCTATCGGTTAAATCACTTGATAGATAATTCTCAACCGCTGTTTGCATTTCTGCTAATGTGTACCCTTCCTTTAACCTTGCCTTAAATTGGCTCTTAACCTTTGGTGTGGTTTTAAATCGCCTGCCTAGCATTTCATTCATCACATAGACCAGTTGTTCAGGCGAGCCGTTTTCAACTTTTAAAGCCTCTTTAGTGTCAGCTAGTAATTGGTCTAGTTCAGGGCTTGCATCTATAATACCTTGACCATAAATAAGCCACCTTTCTAGTAGTTCTTTCATTTCTTAGGGAGTGTTACAAAAACCTTTTCCTTACCATCCCTATAAGAAGCGAAGGGTTTTACTTCTCCATCATTGGTAACTATATTTGAGCCTTTTAAATAGGCGTGGTAAGCTTGTTGAGCTTCTTTTTCAAGTTCCTTAATCTCAGATTTCTTTTCTTGAATTTCAGGGATGTTTGAGTAATCCCAACGCCCCGCAGTTTTCCTTACTTCCAGTTTAGCCCCAAATACTTCTAGATTTTGACCTCTGTATTTTTCAGCCTCGCTTGTTGCCTTTTCATCAACTTTACCTAAAGCCTCTTTGATGTGCCTCTCTAGCTCTTTTAAGGCAACCAACGCTTTTAGTTCGTCTATGTATCCACCCTCAGTAGCGTTTACAATATCTTCGATTTGAGTGTGGATATTCTCAGTCTTTAATACTGAGTATGCGATTTCCTCATCGCTTGGTTTTTCAGGTGTGAATGTGTCCATTATTCTGAAATTTTATAAGCTATTTCGTAAATCTTTTTGCTGGCAGCTTCTAGTTGTTCATACTTAACAACCCCGCCAACTGCTAAATCAACCGCTGCTTTTATTGATGATTGGGCAACGATTAGTTTTTGCCTTTTCTCTTCAGCAACAGGGTCGAACTTTTTAGCCCCTGTAAAATTGTTGGCTTGTACTGGCTTTATTTTGTCGGGATAACCATCAACAGGCGTTACTTCATATTCCGCTTCTTTACCAACTACAAACTTGTCTTGATTTCGGCTTTTGGATTGGTATTGCCCTTTTTGTCCGTTTTCAAACTCGATAGTAAATACATTCATAGTACCATACTTACTATCGTAGTCGTTTTTAAATTCTGCCTTTGTTACTTTTGATTTCATATATTTGTTGTGTTGTTGACTGCCCCGAAAGGGGCTTTCTTTGTTTATAATGCTTCTAGTTCTTTTCTGCCCTCTATACCTAGCTTACTTTCTACCCATTTTAGAGCCTTGTCTTTAAAGTTCTCTTTTATAATAGGTTCGCCTGTATAGAATATATATGTGCCGTTTTCTCTATTATTTTCTAGTCTTGTGCGGTGGCGTTTGATGTTAATTCCATCTAAATCGCTTATTCTTTTTTGAACTGAAGAGTAAGGGACTTTAATAGCTTCTGAGACTTCACGAATGGTAAAATCCTGACTAGGGTTCATTGCAAAAAAGTCTTTGATTAACTCTTGAAGGCTAATCCTTTTGGCTTTATCCGTTGGGTCGTGATAAGCATCTAAGCTTGTTTGAGGAATGTATCTAATCATTGTTAATCAATTTTTGAGTTGATATTCCGTAAGTCTTTTGCCACCTTGCAAATTGACCTACTGTTAAATCTGTTAGTTTCCCTTTTGAGGCATCAAACAGTAATCTCTTTCTAGCTTCGTGGTCTGCTTTCTCCATATTGTCTATCTAGTTCAGCTTCCACACTAGCGTATTTGTAACCTCCTTTCTTAGCTTCTATTAATAGGCACTCAGGCGTTTTTTTAATCCACTTTTTTAAAGCGTTTGTGCTTTCGTAGTTAAGTAGCTTTGCAACCTTTGTAGCTTTGATAATTGCTTTTGGGCTAAGAGGTGTGTGATTACTTTCTATAGCTTTTAAAAGCCTTGTAAGTTCTTCAGGTTCGAGACCTTTAAGTTTTCCCGCCCTTTCCCAATTTATTATATCAGAAACGTACATTAGGCTTGAAATTCTTTTAGTTTGCCTATTCTTTGAGCCACCGTAGAACATTCTCTAGCTTGGTTTCTAAGTCGCTCGGCTTTTTTTCGCAATACTCTTTGTGCATTTTCAAGAACCTTTGTTTTAAGTTCGTCAACGCTTTTGTTATTACCTTTCAATATCATCTGAACGTATGTTTTGGATAGGTCAGATTTATCTGCGATTTGTTGATACTCAACTCCGTATAATTCAGCATCACAAGCTTGTAAGTGGCTATTTAGTACATCTATATCCATTAGGCTGATAGGGCTCTAGTTAGGTTATGTAACATTCCTTTCAAGCTATTACGCTCAGGGAATACTTCTTTGTTAAATTCTAGTTGTAAACCACTCTCGATAATGAAAGCGGTGGGGTTTTCGTGTCCTAAGTGAGAAAGGAAACTCTCAGGCGATATTGGTGATGATATTCTTCTTTCAAACTCGTAAGCATCAACAAGGTCTAAATGGTCTTTCTCTAAAACCTTAACCAAATCAAGGCTTATACTTAACTCTAGGCTAGAAACCAACCAATCGTTAAAACTTTCATCATCAAAATACTCAGGGAAACCGACTGTATATTTTCTGAAATCGCTAACATTTATATACCTAGCGGACAATATATTTTCGATAATATCAAAGTCCTCTAGTTCTAAATCATTATTTTCGTAGCAATTATCAAGTAAAACTTTTAAGTCCTTGCTTGTTACTATGTTGTTAAAAGTTAGCATATTATATTAATTCGTTGTTGTTGATGCAACAAATATAATATAAAAATATCATTCAACAATATAATTTGGCAACTTTTTTGCAAATATGTGATTGGACAATGATTAAAAATTATGGAAGCAATTAATACAAGGTTCGCTGAAGCCCTTGATTTTATTAAGGTCAACTTTGGAGATAAACAAACCGAAGTAGCGAAAAAATTAGAACTTAATAAAACCGCAATAAGCCGTTATAAAAGTTCTACAAAACCACCACCTACCATAGTGCATAAGCTTGCAGGCTTATATAAAATTAATGCGGGCTATGTGCTTGATGGTGTGGGTAAAATTTCAGACGTAACTAATAGTAATGTAAACTATCTTATTAAATTACGGACTGAAAAGAACCTTACTCAAAGTGAACTGGCTGACAAGCTAGGGCTTCATCAATCCCGCTTATCGCTATTAGAAAAAGAAAGTTCACTTCCTGACAAGGTAGCTAATAAGATTATTGAAGTGTTTGGGGTTGAGATCGAAGATATATATCCTGAACGATACCCAAAAGCCGAACCTTTACAAGATTTTCCAGTAAGTGCCAACTATTTAAAAAGCAATAGTGCTGAACCGATTATAAGCCCTAATATTATATTAGTGCCTCTAGTGTCGAAATTTGCACACGCAGGGTTTTTAAGTGGGTACGGCGATGACGAGTATATAGAAACACTACCTAAATACCCCTTCTTTTCCGAAGACTCGAACCCTAAAGGAACTTATAGAGGTTTTGAGGTAAGGGGTGATAGTATGGACGATGGAACGTCTGAGAGCATCCAAGATGGAGCTATTGTTCTAGGTAGAGAAATTCAAAGACACCATTGGACTAATAAATTTCACTTGCACCGCTGGAAGTATTACGTTGTAGTTCACGAGACAGAGGGTATTTTAATAAAACAGATTACTGAACACGATACCGACAAAGGCTTTATTAGGCTACATTCTCTAAACGATATGTATAGTGATATTGTAATCCCTTTAGACGAGTGTAAACAAATATATAATGTAATTCAGAGCGTTAAGAAACAGTGATACCGTTTCTAATCATAACCTCTTCGTGAATAGTTTTTAGATAATCCTTAAAATGCTTTTTGTCTCCGTACTTTTCGTGGCAAGACCTACATACAAGCATTAAGTTATCTATGGTGTCCTCTTTCTTAGTTCCGCCCATTCCTCTAGCTTCAATATGATGAACATCAACTCCAGGAGCTTTGCATACTTCACAAGGATTGTACTCTTCGGGGTATAAGCCCATTTCTTGGAAGTAAACCTTTCTGTAATCTTTCTTAGGCATCAGAAAGGAAGGTCGTCCTCGTCTTTTTCGCTACTTCCGTGAGGTGCAGGAGGTACAGAGGGTGCTTGGCTTTCACTAGCTAATTTCTCAATTCTCCAACCTTGAATAGTATTAAAGTATTTAGTTTCTCCTTGTGGGCTTGTCCATTCACGACCCCTTAGATTGATGTTAACCTTTACATTCTCGCCAACTGAGTAACCATCCAGTACGCTTGTTTTCTCTTGTGTAAACTCAACTAAAATGTCTTGTGGGTATTGTTCTTCAGTAGTAATAACCAACTCCCTTTTTTTGAAAGTTTGAGTTACTTCTTGCGTTTCGTGTATTGCTTTTACACTTCCTGTAATTTCCATAAGATTAAGATTTTTTTTGCTTCCTATGAAACAAATATACAAAATATAGCAACTAAAATAATAATTGTTATTATATTTGTTGCGGACTAAAAACAAAAGAGTGGGGAGGTAATTTCAGAAGTATCAAAAAAATTAAAGGGCTTTCCTTAAAATTTTCGCTTCTGATTTGCTTCCATAAATCTCGAAAGTTTTAGTCCAACGGGAAAGCCCTTAATCATTTCTAGGTATTTCTCAAATAAATAGCTCATCTTTAAAGTAGTATCGTTCTTTCTAGGGGCGGGTTAAGGGTAGAACGCCCGCCCTTTTAGCAATTAAAAACAGAAATATGAAAGTAATCAAATTTGAAAATGAAAAGCAAATAATAACAATCCCGCTGCTAAAGATAGCTGAGAATAGGGCCATGTTATATATGGAATTAGAAGGTTTCTCTAAAGAGTCAAAAGAGTATAAAGAAGAG